TGCTCATCAGTTGAATCTACTAAAGCATCTACTAAAAAATAAAGTCCTGTCACAAGAGCTGCACCAGCAGTTATAAATGCTCCTATAGGATTAAATAAAAATAATAAATATAATGTTTCTAATGCACTTATTACAGCTGGAATAGCTGTTGCGCTCATAAATAAAAATGCTGTTGATAAAGTACCTAAAGCTGTTGCTAGACTTCCTAAAATTATAATAGCAGGCCCAATGGCAGCTACTAATAAACCTATTTGTAGAGCGTTTTCTTTTTGCTCATCTGATAGGCTTTTAAACTTATCTACGCCTATTTGTATTTTATCAATTAAATCTTGTACTACAGGCATAAGCATCTGCCCTATATCTTCCATAAGATCACCTATAGTGTTTTGCAGTTGTTTAAGGCCTCCTGTGCCAGCTTCAGCTGCTGCCTGTGCTTGTCCCTTAAATTGTTGTGATAAAGCATTTACAGCGCTATCTAATCGCTCAGTACTACCTACAGCACCCTCTATTTGTATTCCGTATCTACTTAATGCGTTCGTGCTACTACCTACAGACTTAGCTACTAAATCAGCTGCTGCTGTTAAACTCATCCCTTTGGCTGTAGCCATGTCTTGAATAAGAGGTATAAGGCGCTTTATTGCATCCTCTTGCAAGCCCATTTGAGCTAAGAAAGATGCAGCAGCTATAGTTTCTTCATCACCAAATAATGTAATTTTTTGTAATTCTCTAGCTTGTTCAGTTAGATTTTTAAAAGCAGTTTCATTTTCACCTAAAGCTGTTCTGAGCTGTGCTTCTGCTTTAGCTTGTGTGTCAAATGCTTTTACTGATGCAGCTGCAAAGGCAGTAAGAGGAGCTGTTAGGCTAAGGCTCATGCTCTTACCTATTGATTTTAAATTAGCAGCAGTCTTTTTAAAAGTACGCTTAGCGCGTTTCATTTTAGACTCAAAATCTGTAATATTTGCGCCTAACTTTATATTAACATTCTTAGCCATTTCTTTTAATTGCTTTATTTCTTAGGTTTAAATACTCTAACCTTTCTTTGCTCATTTTTGGACCTATTTCTTTTATATCCCAATCAAAAGGCCAAAGCTTTTGCGGTTTTATACCTTTGCCTTTTTTTGTATGTGGTGTCAATAATGTAGCAGCTAACAATCTAAATTTTTCCCATTCATTTATATCTCTCTGCCTCTCTAACTTTTCAAATCCTGCTAGCTTGTTTTCGAATTCTCTAGGTGTAAAATCATCTAGCTGATTTGGTGTTAGATTTAACATACCAAAAGCAACAGCCTCTAAATCATCAAAAGTGTTAGAGGCTTGCCGTTGTTCTATTTTACCTTTTTTTTTGTTTTACTTTTTGTAGGTTTTGCTAAACTATCTTGAAATACCTTTAACACTTTATTCATAGCTTCTTCATCCTCATCAATTAAATCAGCTACATCATCAATAGATAAAACAAACTCTTGCTTTGTTACTCTAGCGCCATCTTTTAAGCCAGCCCATACTAAAGCTAATGCTTGTGTTATAGTCATATTATCTCCTAAACTTCCAAGCTCTGATAAAGTTGTGCCTGTAACATCACTAAAAGCCCTTAAAGCTGCAAAACCATATTTAACAGGATAATCTTTGCCAGCAATAAAAACAGGTGTAGCTTTCATATATTACAATGCTGTTTCAGTAAGTACACCATCACCTGTTATTGTAACAGAAAATGAACTTTGATCCTCTGTACCACCGTTAACAGATAAAGATGTAATAAAACCAGCACCCTCATAATATACATTTCCATCAGTTTCATTAGCCCCAGTTACAGTCAACTCTACATAAATTTTTGTTCTACCATCAAGATAGCTCCATAAAGTTTGAAAAGATGTATTTGTTACATCCTCATTTGCATATAAAGCATCAGCTGAAACGCTCCATGAACGAGTACCACCAATTATACTTTTCCAGCCAAGGCTGTCTTTATTTGTTTGGTCTATTTCATCCATAGACACCTCTAATGAACAAGATGTACTTGTTGCTATTATTGTTTCTGAACCACTTGCACCTACTTTCAAAAGTAAGTCAGTCCCATTTACTAATCCTAAAGCCATTTTTTAAATAATTTATTTTTTGTTTGCAATTTACGTTTTTTTTTTGTTTATAGCAATACACGAGCTTGAAAGCTTAAACTATTATTATAATATTTTCTTGCTTTATTATAATCTTCACTAGCACTTTGTAAAGTAATCCCATTTATTTTTATAGTGTTATAAGTTCCGTTTGGGCTTTCTTGTAAAGCTTTTGATACTTCCATAGCTAAATTATTACAATTAGAATATTTATTTGCTATACATTCTATAGTAAAATCTACAATGTAAACAGGTGCAGTAGTTTGTGTGCCTGCGTATTTAATATTTATTGGATTTATTGCATCTATTATATAAGTCAAAGCTGTAGTAATATCACCTTGTTCTTTTAATGGTGCTGGCTGTATTTTTGCTGCACTCATACCTACTACAGATTGTACATTAAAATTATTTTTTAATATGTAAAATATTGCTTTTCCTATTTCTAATCCAGCAGTTGCTCCCATTACTTTAACTTTCTAAGTTTTTTATCTAACAACATTAAAATTTCTTTTCTTAATTTTTCTTGTGTTTGTGTCTTGTTTTTGTTAAATGCTTTTTCTATAAATTTTTGCCCCTCATATCTAACATCATATTCTTGACTTCCTACCTCGACTAAATGCGCATGATAGCCCAAAAAATTACCGTAATAACGTGGGCCGACTAATATAATGGGTCTACCTCTTTTATGCCTTATTCCTTTTATAATTCCAATAGATTTTGATAAATTTTTAGTAACATTATTTATGTTGCTTCTAATATCTTTTATTATTGGTTTTGCTAATCTTCTTAAACCTCTTTTTATATCAGCATCCTTTAAAGCATTTTTGCTTAAATCATTTAAGATTTTATCAAGCTCTTTATCGCCTGTTATTGTTGTTGTAGGTGTAAACATTAATTTGTAAATGTACTACCTTTAATTAAAACATATTGCTTATTTCCATAACCTTTATATTGTACACTATCAATTTTAAAAATATTGTTGTCAAAAGTTATAGTATCAATTATTTCTAACAATTCTGTTACTGCTTCAAATCTATAAGTAAATTCTGCATTTCTTTGAAAAGTTAAAGTTTCAGCTTCTATTTTTTCTACAGAAGGCAACCATTTTATTTTAGCAAATCTTGTAACACTACCCTCAGCAGATGTTGCAAAATCACCAAAATCATTTTGCTGTGCTAAGGTTATTGTTTTTATAGTTGTTTTATATCTAAAATCTCCTGGTTGCATTACCAAATATAATTTTTGTATTGTGTTATAATGTGTTTATAAGCTAAAGGCATTTCATCTACTTTTAAATAGCTTACAGGGCTTCTGTTATCATAAAAATGTTGTATTAACATGTACATAGCTATTTTTAATGGTCGTGCTTCTTCATCACTGTAAGGGTCAACAGCATAAGCTATTTGTATAGCATTTAATCTATTAAATAGATTAGGCGTTTTAATCATTTCTATTTTAGGCATACCCATATAATTAACAGCTCTATAATCTGTATCTTTTACTAATGTTATTAAAGTATTACTAGAATCATAATATTTCACACTCATAGTATCTTTTAGTGTACCTGAATATTTTAAATTTATTATATTATCTTTTGGCCATTTATCAAAATATTCTGTTATATCAGTTTCTACTACAGCTGTGTTAGTATCTTTAAAAACTTGCATACGAGCTATTTTTATAAGATCTGTTATATAAGTGTCATCTGTATCAAAATCTACTCTTAAATAATCTTTTGCTTCTGATAAAGATATTACTTCTGAACCTGATACTTCTTCTACCTGTGCTTGTTGTGCCATAGTTTTTATTATTAAAAAAGGGAGCAGGAATTAACCTACTCCCTATATAAATTAATTAAAAGTATTTATTATGAAATAAATGCTTTTGTTAAAGATATGTTTGAGCCACTTGCATGAGCAGCTTTACCATCATTTAATGATACTACTACTAAACGTGATAAACCTTTGTGAGCATCTGTAAATCTATCAGAAATAACATCTAATCCGCCAAATGTAGCTAAATGTACATCAGAAAAATCTCCAAATAAACAAGCTTGCACATCTCCGCTTCCTACATTTGATGAAACATAATAATTATATCCATTCATTACACGAGCAGCAAAATCAGCAAATGCTCCATTAGTATAATCAGTTCCTAAAGCAGTTTTTAATTTAGCTAAAACAGCTGGATTGAACAAATAAGCAAACGACCCAGACGCTGGATTATAGTTTTTACCTAAAATGTTTTCTTCCATATTAATAATGTCATCCGTATCTACATTTGTAGAAGCAGCAATATCTGATGCTGTTGCATAAATTGAAGCTGGTGCATCTGCACTTAAATTAGCATTACCTAATAAAGCTTTTTCCCATGTTGCAGTAATAGAACGTGCCATGTTTCGCTGTAAAGCTGCCTCTGCTGATGCGTTTTGTGTCATCATTTCAGCACTCATTTGTACAACAGAAATTAATTTATGTGGTGTTAAAGTCACATTAGTAATAGCACCATCAGCATCTTGTCCTGATCCACCATCTTCAGCTAAATATCCTGAATCAATATCAGCTATAATAGGGAATTTTCTATCTGCTGAAATTCCTGAGTAAAAATTAGCACCAGCTTGTACAAGTACAGAATTAGCTTGTAATTGGTCTATAAAAGAACCTACATCTGTAGGGCGTACTTCTGCTGCTGCTGCTGGTAAATCTGCACGAGCTTCTAAAGCAATAGATGGTATTCCTACACCTCTAAATAATCGGCTTTTGTTTTCGTTTCGTGCTTCCTGGTGCATCTCTCTAACTATACCATCCATTTGGCCATTATAAGCTGCTGTAGCTGCTGCTGTAAATGAAAAACGCTTCAAATCTTTATCAGACTTAGCTACATCTTGTGTAGAAAATGTTACAGGCGTTACAGGTGTTTTAGTAAGCTCCATAGAACGCTCTAATCTTTTAATTCTTGCATCCATATCAGATGCTACTTTTTCACTTTCATCAAATGCAGACTGCTCATCTATTGTAAGGTTTCTATCTTCTTGTTCAGCTACTTCAATAAGCTGTGTCATGTTAGAAAGCGCTTCAGCTTTCTCATCTTTTAATTGTTTAATTGTCTTTTTCACTTGTTTAATTTTAATAGTCTTAATTTATTTTTAGATATATTAGAGGTTTTAGGTTTTTTCTTTTTCTTTTTGTAATCATCTAATGACCGGACTGCTGCTGATGTTTGTGGATAAGCTGGCCTAGTAACTAAGCTAACATCTATTAGCCTTTTTACTTCCTGGATCGTCCTCACATAACCTCTTTCACTTTCTCGCCATTTGTCTGAATCTACTATAAACCCAAAACTCATTTTATTTATGTCTCCTCTACGCATAAGCTCTATAGTATCTTTTGCTTGTGTAGTGTTTGGCATTTTTATTTCAGATACTAGCCCTCTCTCATCAACAGAAAGCTTTAAAGTGCCTGAGCTAGTTCTACCAAATATAATATTCATGTCATGGTTAAATACAGCCACAACATCATCATTAAGTACATTATCAAAAGCTCTATTATCAATCTTTTCTTTAAATCCGCCTAAATCTTCACTTAATGAATCAAATACTGCTGCATAACCTTTAACTATTGTACTACCATCATCTGCCTTATCAAATCGGCACTCTGCTAAATTAAATTGTCTTATCTCCGTTTTCTCCATTTTCTTTATTTGCTTTAGGTTGCTCTTTTACTTTTACATTTTTAGGATTTTCTTTTTTAGAATCAATCATATTCATTGGCACATAATATACATCTCCTTTCTCAATGTCGTTCATATTTTCCTTTCTCCTAATTTCGTTTGGACTAATAGCACCTACGTTAAATAAACTTTTGTAATATTCTGCTCTACTTTTAGCATCTCCTCTAAGCAAAGCATTTACATTATGCTCAAAGTAAGTATTTATTTTATTACCTTGAAATATTAATTTTTTGTTAAACTCTGCCTCAATCTTTTTTAATATAGGGCTAATACAATAGTTTAAAAATTCTGTACTTTGATGCTCAATATTGCTAAATGTAGCTCTATCTAAATCTGCTAATAGGTGAGGCGGCACTCTAAATATTCGAGCTACTTCCAATACAGAAAATTGTCTTGTTGTTAAAAATTGTGCATCCTGTGGGCTCAATTGTATAGGTTTGTAGTCCATACCTTCTTCTAATACTGCTGTCTTAAAACCACCTGCATAACCACTATGATAAGTTCTATGCCATTGCTGGCTTAATGACTGCATAGCATCAGCGCCTAGTTGGCCAGGATGTTTTAACACACCTGATATTTTTGCGCCACTTTGAAAAAAGTTTTTTCCGTAAGTTTGTGCTGCAATACCTAAAGCTATATTATCTCTAGCTGCTGATATTCTACTTTTACCTATATAACCATCTAATGTTAAATCAGGTATGTGTATTATATCGCTTGCATCATACATACCCTTTAGCCTTACTTCATAAACTAATCTGCCAGCTTTTTCTTTTACTTGCACATCATCAGGATGTATACAGCTTAATGCAATAGGTGTCCCTACTCCATCTCTTTGTATATAAGCATAACAATTACCATATAAAAGCAAAGTATTTACAAAATACTCAAAAAATATATATTTAGTTTGATAACCATTTGGCTCATTATTAACTAAAAATTGTAAAGGGCTATCTGTGTATATTTCTCTTCCTTTATTTGTTTTTTTATAATAATTGAAAGGTAATTGTGCTATGGTTTCGCTTATAACTCTAACAGCTGCATATACAGCGCTAAATGTTAAAGCAGTCTCCGGTGTTACAAGTACATCTTTAGAGCTTAAATTTAAGCCCATAGCATAATCTACATAATTACGCTTTTCAGGCTCTTTTTTTATAGCTCTGAATCTGTCAAAAAATCCCATTTAATATAATTTTTTTGCAATTTACAAATATTTTTACTATAAAGCAATAAAGCTAAATAGTAAAAAAACCTTTATTATCTCGTTTATATTTACTAACAACAGGTGCTTCAGAGTACATTTCTTCACCTACTGCCATACATAAAGCCATTATTGTATCAATTTTATCAGAACTTTTTGCTTTATTTGGTTTTATATTACCTGCTGGATCGCTTTCTAGTTGCACATTTCCAAATTGCCACCTTATTACAGGGTCGTTAAAATATATAAAATCTTTTGTCATTATTTTGCTTTCTACTTCTTTTGCTGCTGGGCTTAAAGACTTGTAACCCATACCAAAAGGAGACATTTTAAGACCCTCCTCTATACATTCTATAACTAATTGGCTACTATTCCACCGGTCAAAAGCTATACTTTGCACATTATACTTTTCACAAACTTCAAATATTTTAGCTTTTACATAATTATAATCTGTAACATTACCAGGCGTTATTTCTAAATATTCAGCAAATTGCTGATAATTAATACCATCTTTGCCTCCGCTTCTACCCTCGTATTTGTCCTCAGGAATAAAACTCCAATGCTTACAAATTATTTTTTCACCTATCCTCCAAGCTAAAACTAAGCTAGTTAAATCTCTAACACTCGCTAAATCTAAGCCACCATAACAAGGCGCACTTAATAAAACCTCCTCGCTTATAGTATCATCACAAGCTAGTATATCATGGTCTGCAAGCCAAGCTGTCTGCGATCCCGTCCATAAGTTTAGATGGAGGCGCTTTACAATATTGAGATATGAGGGCTGAGCTAGAGCTTTCTTAACTTCTCGCTCCATATATGAACGCTTTAAAGATACATCTAAGCCAGGATTTGCTTTTGCCCATGTTTCAGGATTCTCAATATCATCATCTTCATCTGCTTCAAATATTACAGGTAAAAACTGCTCATCTATTATACTACCATCTTTTACACGCTTTGCATAGTCATACATTTTATAGCAAGCACTAAATTTATCAAAGCCAGCTGTAGTAATTGCTATAGATAAAGGGCTTTTTCTTGCACCTGTAGATGTTTCTAATACTTGCCAAAGATTTTCAGTACCATCATCACGCATACCATGTAGCTCATCATAGATAAAAGCGCTAGTATTAAAGCCATGTTTTGTGCTTGTTTCTCTACTTATGGCCTTATAAAAGCTACCTTGTGCATTATATACAATACTATTTTTAAATATCTCAACATAGCTTTCTAGCTTTGGATTGTTTCGCACCATGTCAGCCACTACACTATAAACAATCTTTGCTTGTTCTTTGTCATTTGCTGCACTATAATACTCTGCACCATACTCATTATCTAAATACAACAATGTTAAAATAATTGCAGCTGCAAGTGTACTTTTACCATTTTTTCTAGGTAAAAATATAAAAGCAGTTCTGTACTTTCTGCTATCATCTTCTTTATTTTTCCAACCAAATAAGGGCTTTATAATTTGTTCTTTTTGGTATTCTTGTAGTATAAAAGGTTTTTTTGCAAGCTCACCCTTTGTATGTGTTAGATGTGTTTCTATAAACTTTACAGCCTTGTTAGCTGTTTCCTCATCAAAATAGTATTTACTCATATTAATCTAAGTTGAGCCTGATGCTGTTTAAATCTTTTCATAGCTGCATTGTAGTAGTCAGTATCTAGCTCGCAAGCTGTTAAATCATAGCCTAAGTTATGACAAGCTATTGCTATTGAGCCACTTCCTAAATGTGTATCTAATATCTTATCTCCCTCTTTAGCATAATTCATTAATATCCATTCGTATAACTTGACAGGCTTTTGTGTTGGGTGTATTCTAGTTTCTAATCCAGCTATTCTTAATTTATATATTTTTGATATAGTAGATAAATCTTCACTAAATGATGCTATTTCGCACATAGACATTGTAAAATCAAAAGGTATCCCTTTATCCCAAATCAAAAATCCTTTGAATTGAGGTAACTGAAAATTGTTTGCACCCCAAATAATTTGATTTTTGCTAACTCTAAACAACTCATCAAAATATTTTTTAGTTGGTCTGCCCTTTAAAGATTTCATACAACCATTATTTCGCATATCTTTTGTAGGTTTATTTTCATCTCTGTAAGGAGGATCAACAATAGCTAAATCAAAATAATTATCTTCATATCGAGCCATAAGCTCCATGTTGCACTCATTAGTTATTTTCATAATTTAAAAGTATTATCTACAATTTCAGGAGCGTTAATTCTAGTCCTAGCTGATGGAGTAAGCCCAAACTGACAAGCTATTTTTAATGCTTTAGCTAGGGCATCATTTGCAATTCTTTGCTCAGGCTTTGCCTGTCTTTTAGTTAGCGCTCCATCTTCATTAAAAAACTCATCTATTCGGCCTAGTGTTTTTAGCTTCTGCTCCATCTCTACATATAAACCCATCTCGTTAGCGTAAGCAGTAACTAAAGATAAGTCTACTAAATGCAGCATCCTCTTGCTGTGCAGCTCTGTGCAAACTATCTCATACTCGCGCTTTCCGTATTCACTTAATTGCATAGGTGCATCAGGAATATTAGCAAGCCTACTAACTTGCATTTCATTTTCGTTAATTCTACAAGGCTGATCTGTGCCAGCCATTCTTTTTAATATTGTTGGTTTTGGCGGTCGTCCTTTACCCATTGTCAAAGATTATTCCTACATAAACAATTAAAAAAAACATACGCAATTCAATAGTTTCAATTTCTTCTATTTCATCTATTGTAACGCCTACGCAAAAGCCTTTTATTAAAGCAAATTCAACATGAATCATATATCATCTATTTTTGCACGCACAAAATGTTAAT